GAAGAAACCTATTCTGATTTGACGGTCAAAATGACTCCACCTTCGGAATGGAGAGAACTCAGCAGGGCAGAAATTACCAGCGCAAGAATACAAAATGCTGGAGCCCTTAAATCTGGCAACTTGATGTCTGACTACGATATCCTGAATAAATGGATGGGTTATAGTGAAAGCGAAACAAAAATGTTTATCGCTAGACTTAAAATGCAGAAAATTGAGGATGCGAAACTGCAAGTCATCGCACAAAATCCAGCACTTCTTGGTGTTGGCATACCATCATCTGAAGATGAGGAAAAAGACAAGCCAGAAATTGGAGCAACCCCAGAAGGACCAAATCCAGAACTTGCTCCCCCCGGCGCTGAACCGCCTTTGGGAGGCGCAGGCGCTCCACCTGAAGGACCAGCACCAGCCGTATCCCAAGGCGCACCTCTACCAGAGGTCACAGAAGAAGACATTCAGAAGTATGACATGTACATACAATCATACTCGTCTGATCAGGATGTGGAACCACTCGATCAGTATGAATATGAATAAAGACTTACTGGTTTGAAGTCATATTAATTGAAACCCGTATTTTGTCTGATATTAACTTTGGCCCACCAACAAGAACATTGACAAGTCTACCTTTATCGTTTCGATGAACTGTAAGTCTTCTGATAGTTTTTTGAAGTTTTATCTCGCTATTTTCATAACTCAAATTTACATTACAAACTAAATCATACATTTCAGTTTTTTCATCATCATTTGAAGTAGAAATAACAAGTTTGCCAGCTTCATTTACGATGTCTCTACTTGTAAAACTAGCGCCAGTTTTGATAGGATTTATCTCAAATGAATTCGTGTTTTGATCAAAATATAATGTTTTAGAATCAGTAAATCCTAATTTTTTAAGTAGCTCGTCCTTGTCTTTAAGTAATACTATATTTTTTCCCTTGATAGCTTCAATCATGCAGGCTGCTGATAAACAAAAAATGTTTTTAAAGCAACAGCCAAGATTGCGTAACCATAACCAACAATTTTTAAGTTTTTGTGTAAGCATATCCTAGTCCGTCCTGTTTAGGGTCTTTTTCACTCAGCTTCAATTCATATTTCAAATTATCTATTTCAGATTTGATGAATTCATCTTTGAACTTAAAATTTTCGAGAAACTCAATGCATTCTTTAGTGTGTTTCGGGAACAATTCACGAAAAAGATCAGCAGCAATATCAATGATCTGCCTTTGCCTGTTCGGAGGAATCTCGCTGTAAAACGCCTTGGCATCGGCATCTGTCTGGGTTGATTCACGCATGTAATCTGCAAATCTTTTCATGTTTCCTCAATAAATTGGAGCTTGTTGCATAAATACCAATGTTAAATGCTTTTGTTTATCTTAAAAAAGTAAAAAGATAAACTCTATTGCTATATAAGCTTGCAAGTGAAATATAGTTTTTTTGGGAGACTAGCATGAAGAAAAAATTAATAAATTTCGATGTTTTCAAACAAATCGAAAATAGTTCAATCACCAACGCTGAGAAGGAGCTTACCGAAGCATCCGAAATGTTAGCCAAGGTGCTAGGCAAAGAGAGGCTAGACCTCCATTGCATCAATGAAAACTCCGTTACCTTCCTCAATCAGGACGGCAACCTAGTCCACGCTAATTACAGCATGGACGGAGGAAAAATCCTTCTTGAAAACATTCAAGAGCTTGTTCTTGACCAAGAAAGCGTCAAGAGCACCACAAAAAATATCCTAGAAGGAATGGTTGATGCCATCCTTGACGAGAAGAACGAGGAAGCAGCTGCTAAGTTCTCCGAGTATTTCTCTGTTCCCCTTCTCCGTGCCTCACTTCGTGAAGGCGTTGTTCTAGAAGGAAAGAAGCCAAAGAAGGGTGTAATTCCTCCTCAACTCGCAGCCTTCCTCAAGAAGAAGAAGGGCGAGAAGGGCGAGAAAAATGGCAACGAGAAAGACGAGTGCATGAAGGGTGAATGGGCTTCCAAGAAGGAAATGCTCAAACACGCCAAGGGCCGTATGAAGAAAGTGGCCGAGAAGATGCACGAAGCCAAAGTGAATTCCCTTAAGGTTCTAGCTGACAATGTCCTAGAATTCGTGGATTTCCAAGAGAATGGTACCGCCTACCAGAACTTCAGAGTTCAAAAAGACAAACAAGGCAATGTTTCTTCAGTACAAATTCCAACCGCTCAAGTTCGCAACGAGGGCAAGGTTGTTGCCATGCACCACAAGAAGGGTGGCAAGAAAGTTAAGGAAGGTCGCAAAGGCGCTCAAGAATGCACCAAGATGGAAACAACTTGGATTCGTGCAGTCAACGATCTAAAGAGATTCAATGCCCTAAGCGACAACGAAGGCCTACAAAACTGCTTCGAAAATGTCGCAGCTGCTTGGCCTGACCTACTCTTCCTTACCAAGGACGAGTTGACAGCAAAAATTAACGAGACTCTTGAGACTTCAGGAGCCAGCAACTACGACAGCGACACCTGTGAGTTCCTAGCTGACGGAATTCTCAGAACAGCCCACAGAGCTTTCTCAGAGAATGTCTGCAAGATTTACGAAGCTGCCGGAAGAAACCCAGTTGTTGATGACTACAGCGACTTTATCAATCTTTCAGAAAAGGTGCTTCCCATGATCGACGCTCAAGAAGGCAAATTCATGCAAGTATTCTCCGATCTATATCGTGGCCTGACCGAGGTCTATCGTGCAGCCCAAACAAGCGGAGATTCAGCAACCAGCGCAGAGACAGCTTCTCTGCTAGCTGATGTAGAGGACATCCTAAGCAAGAAACAACCCGCAAGCATGCGTGTTGCACTAGAGTCCGCTCTATACCTGCAAACCCTAGCCGAATCTGCCGACATGGACAGCGAGACTTGGCATGTTGCCAAGCCACATGTCTCCCTAACAGGCGACAACCCCGCAATCCACAAGTACGCTGCTGTTAACGGCTCCCCCGGCGCACACACAGGCCCCTTCAAGAGCAGCCCAGTATCCGATGGCAAGAGCGTTCACGCTAATGTCGAGGACTACTACACAGCAATGAAGGGTTCAGAAGTGTTCCCCAATGTCAGCAATCCCTATGTGCCAAAGGCCGGGGACTACAAGATCAAGGGTGAAAAGAGCGTTGAGGATGACAAGGAATACACAACCATGTCTGGCGCTGATGTGCTGCCAAACTTGAAGAATCCTTACATCCCTGACCACGGAATGACAATGCAAGACTCACTCAAGCTCCTCATGGGCAGCGAGTGAATTTACACCACTATCAAGTAGTAAAGGATAAAGTATGTCCAATATGTTATTAATAGATTGCTGCTTAAATAGTGGACTCGAACTGAACTTGAATGAGTCTTCCGACAGGGGACTCACCAAGTTCAGGGGCAAGTTCCAAGAAGCCAATAAAGAAAACAAAAACCGCAGGGTCTACACCTACGAGGTGCTAGACGAGAATGTCAAGAAATTGAATGAATGCATCAAAGCCAGAGGTCTCGTCGGTGAACTCGACCACCCCGAAGACTCCATCATTCACTTCGAGAAAGCCTCCCATGTAATCACAAAATTATGGTGGGAAGGAAATGTCATGATGGGTGAAGGTGAAATCCTTAATACCCCCCATGGCAAGATTCTCAAAGCCCTAATTAATGATGGTGTCAGAGTTGGCGTTTCTTCAAGAGGCGTTGGCAATGGTAAAGTGAATGAAAACGGCGTTTTGGTTATTAGCGAGTCCTACAAACTAATCACCTTTGATGTCGTAGCCGACCCCTCTACTTACGCTGCCTTCCAGCGTAAAGTTGTCGGCACTAGGGAAAGTCAGGAGCACATTCCCGAAGAAAATTACAAAAACCCTGTAAAAAATGAAGCTTCCTGCATACATAAAGTAAACAAAGAAGCATTAATTGCTTGCTTGGGTGGAATTGTAAAAGAACAAACTGGCAACATATTAACGAGGTTAGGCTAATGGAAAACAAGATTTTTGAATCACTAAAGAAAATGCTTCCTGAGAACGAAGTTAAGGAAGTTTCCAGCGTCATCAGCGAAATGATCGAGAACGCTAAAGACGAAATGGAAAAGGAATACAACAAGAACCTAGAAGAGGCCTATGCCCAGCTTTCAGGTGAACTCGCTTCTGCCGAGAAGACAGCTTACGAGGGATACCAAGAAGCCTACGAGATCATCAATGATCTTCGCACCCGCCTCGAAGTTCAAAAGCAAGAATTCGACGCTCAACTAGAGGAAGGCTACGAAGAAGCCTACCAAATGCTTCTAGCCGAGCGTAGCACCAAGAGCCAAGTCGAAGTCGATCTCTACGAAGAGTACGACCAAAAACTAGCCGAGATGAAAGCCTACATCGTGGAGAAGGTTGATCAATTCCTCCAATACAAGGGCGCTGAAATCTACGAGCAAGCCAAGAAAGACTTGGTCAACGATCCCCGTATCCTTGAGCACAAGGTTGCTCTCGACAAGATCGTTAACATCACATCCGACTACTTGAGCGACGAAGACAAATCCTTCGCAACCGCCTCCAAGCTAGAAGAAGCCAGTAAGGCTATCGAAGAACTCCGTGGTCAACTACGCATCATGGAAGCCCGCAACATCAGACTTAGCACAGACAATACCCGTCTAACCGAGTCCGTCCGCAGGGTCTCCCAGAATGTGATCACAGAGTCCGCTAAGCCAATGGCAGCTGCTGCCAAGAAAGCCAAAGTCTTGACAGAGCAGAAAGAAAGAACTCTGAAAGTAAAGAACGCAAGCGGGAGAGGACATGTAGACACCGAAAATGTACAAGTCATCGCTGAATTCAACGATAACTCAAACGGTGCAGTTAACGATTTGCTCGTTCTTTCAGGTGTGAAGAAATCCAAGAATTAATCATCTTTTTAAGAGGTAACAATGAACGCTAATGCAAGATTTCTAAACGAAGCTAGAGAAGTAGAAGCAAATTGGTCAAAGACTGGCATTCTCAAGGGCATCGAAGACCCCTATGTCCGTTCTGCTACAGCAGTTCTTCTTGAGAACCAACGCTTGATCAATGAGACTTCCACAGACACTAGCGATGTCGCTCAGTTCAAGAGAATTTCTATTCCTCTTGTTCGTCGTATCTATCCCCAGTTGATCGCAAACAAGATCGTTTCCGTTCAACCACTACTTGGCCCAACCGGCTTGGTATACTACCTCCGCTTCCGTTATAGCTCCAACAAGGGCGCTATCCGTGGAGCTTCCAACAATGGTGGTTTCCCCGGTGACGATGTCAACTCACTCCAACAGCTAGCCTCCGGTGATGCTAACCTTGACATCTTCTACTCCAGCCAATTCGTGCAAAACGAGTCAACCGCCACCCTAGCCCGTGTTGCTTCCAGCAGCATGAACTTCGGTAACCTTGAGCACACCCCAGTCCTAGCCGGAACCGTCACCGGAACCGTCTATTACAACGGCGCTGCTGCCCAAACCTTCACCGTAAGCTCCGCTGGCGTGTTCAACTTCACAACCATCACCACCGCTTGGTGTACCGCTACCGGCTCCAGCTTGAACCTCACCACAGGTGAACTCGTTCTAGCCCAAACCGCCACAGCTGGCTCCAACGACCTCTATGTTGTCATCTCCTATGAGTACAACATGGAGTGCAACCAAGACCTTCCTGAGATCAATCTAGTGATTGAATCCGAAGAGATCGCTGCCAAAACCCGTAAGCTCAAGGCTGTATGGAGCTATGAGGCCCAACAAGACCTCCGTAGCCAACACAACCTCGACGCAGAGGCCGAGCTAACTGGCGTTCTAGCCCAAGAAATCAACTTGGAAATCGACCGTGAGGTCATCCAAGACTTGCGTAACAACGCTGGTACTGTCGCTGCTTGGGACTTGGCTACAGCCCTAGGCGATACCATCAAGGAGAAGTACGAGGCCCTATATGTGAAGATCGTTGAGGTCTCCAATGTAATCCATCGTAAGACACTCCGTGGTGGCGCTAACTTCTTGGTCACAAGCCCCGAAGTTGCCTCCATCTTCGAGACAGCCACAGCCGGTTTTGCTCCCGCTCCTAGCGAGACATTCACCAGCAGCCTAGGCATCCAGTATGTAGGCACCGTAGCCAACCGCTACCGCCTCTACAAAGACCCACTATTCCCAACCAACCAAATCCTAATGGGTTACAAGGGCGATAGCTATATGGACAGCGGTTACTTCTACTGCCCATATGTTCCTCTAACACAAACACCAACTGTGCTAGACCCAGAGAGCTTCTGCCC